GCACCGCAACGGGTGGTTCCGGCGGTTTGGGTGGTGGTGGCAACGGTGGCGCTGGACCTACTCCCGGATCGAATGGTGTAGCAAACACCGGCGGCGGCGGTGGCGGCACGGGAGAAAACAGTTCCAGCGGCGTGCCACTTAGCGGCGGCAACGGCGGCTCCGGCATTGTGATTGTGCGGTCCAAGGTTTGGGCACAAGCCTCGGGTGGCACCGAGACGACCTCGGGTGGCTACAAGTACCACACGTTTACAAGCGGCGGCACGCTTACCGTGTCGAGCGCTGGCAGCGTGGAGTATTGCATCGTGGCTGGTGGTGGAGGTGGTGGACGCGGAAACGGTAGGTCGGGTGGCGGTGCTGGCGGCATGTTGACCGGCACGGCCTCGCTCTCAGCCCAGTCGTACACCATCACCGTAGGAGCAGGCGGCGCAGACCTTACCGGTTCTAATAGTATCGGCAACAACGGCCAAAACTCGACATTTGCCGGTTCTGGGTTTACCACGCTGACCGCAATTGGGGGCGGTGGAGGTGCTGGCACCAACAGATCAAACGGAGCGGCTGGAGGCAGCGGAGGCGGCGCATCGTGGAACGATACTGGTGTCGGCGTCGGCGGCACCGGAACGGCCGGTCAAGGAAACGACGGTGGCGGCGGTCAGACGGCTGCTGGCGTAGTTAATGGAGGCTGCGGGGGTGGCGGTGCTGGCGCTGCTGGAGGTCCGATGGTCGGTGGTACCGGTGGAGACGGCGGCGACGGGTTGGAATGGCCCGCAGGGTCCGGGACTTACTACGCAGGCGGCGGTGGCGGCGGCGGTGGCGGTGGCGGTGGCGGCGGCTTAGGCGGTGGAGGCGGCGGGGACACTAATGTCCCCGGAACGGCCAACACTGGCGGCGGAGGCGGCGGCAAACCAAACGACTCCTATACCTGTGCAGGCGGCTCCGGGATTGTGATCGTGAGATACAAGGTCTAAACACTTACAAAGGAGGCCAACATGGCACTCGATAGTCTCGAACAGTTTCATCAGATCAACAGCGACTTCAAGCGAATCAAGGTCGCTCTGAACGTCCTTGCCGGGCAGTTCCGCCGTGAACTGCGTAACCCCATCGAAGATGGCCTGATCGACGCCTTGGCTGCACAGGCACAGGCTCTCCTGACCGAGGCTGTTGCTCTCAAGGAGATCGTTCCTCCCCCGCCAGCCCCAGAGCCTGAGATCGACGAGGTGACCGGTTTCCCGATCATCAACGGATACCCCATGGACCCTGAAACCGGCCTGTATCACGATTCGGTGACCGGTGAGGTTCTGGACCCCCAGCCAGAGATCATCTGAGGTGAACCATGGCCGACCCCAGCAACGAGCAGATCTTCTTAGCCTTGGGCCGTCTTGAGGGCAAGGTCGATGCCCTCATGCACCGAAGCATGCAGATCGAGGAGCATCTGGACAACCAAGACAAGCGGATCAGGAACCTTGAGCAATACAAGCACTTCCTGTTGGGCATCTCCGCTGCCGTGGGGGCGGCCAGTTCATTCATCATCAATCTGATTCAACGGAATCTTGGAGCCTGACATGGACGACAAGGAACTGCTGAACAGGCTGCACTCCAGCCTGATCGAGGTTCTGATCGAGAAGATCAAGAACGGAGAGGCGTCTGCGGGTGACCTAGGGGTCGCCCGGCAGTTCCTGAAGGACAACGGTGTGGATGTCTCTGCCAAGAACTCCGAGCCGATGCTGCGGTTGAACGAGGTTCTCCCGTTCAACCCTGCGGAGGATGATCTTGAAGAAGAATGCGCCTAATCCGAGGGTTCCTGAGGGTCTTCAAGACTTCAGGAACTTCCTTCATGTCACTTGGCAGCATCTGGGACTGCCCAGTCCCACACCTGTCCAGTACGACATCGCTCGGTATCTGCAAACCGGGCCACGGCGTCTGGTGATCGAGGCGTTCCGTGGGGTGGGCAAGTCCTACATCACCTCCGCTTTCGTCGTTCATCAACTTCTGCTGGACCCTGCCAAGACCATTCTGGTGGTCTCGGCGTCCAAGCAGCGTGCCGACGACTTCTCCACGTTCACCCTGAGGCTGATCGAGGAGATGCCCATTCTCCAGCACCTGAGGCCCAAGGAGAACCAGAGGTACTCCAAGATCGCCTTCGATGTCGGCCCTGCCCCTGCCCAACACGCTCCCTCGGTGACCTCCAAGGGAATCACCAGCCAGATCACAGGCTCCCGTGCCGACCTGATCGTGGCAGACGACATCGAGGTCCCCAACAACTCCATGACTCAGGTCATGCGGGAGAAGTTGGCCGAGAGCATCAAGGAGTTCGACGCGGTCATCAAGCCCAAGGGCAGGATCGTCTATCTGGGCACTCCCCAGACCGAGAACTCCATCTACAACCTGCTGCCAGACCGAGGCTACGAGATCCGCGTCTGGCCCGCCCGTAGGCCCTCCGAGAAGCAGGAGGTGAACTATGGTTCCCGTCTTGCCAAGATCGTCCTAGACGCCCCTGAGGGCTCTCCTGTGGACCCTGCACGGTTCACCGAGGACGAACTGGTGGAGCGTGAGTTGTCCTTCGGTCGCTCAGGGTTCGCCCTCCAGTTCATGCTGGACACGACCCTGTCCGATGCCAACAGATTCCCGCTCAAGATCAACGATCTGGTGATCATGGACTGCAAGGGCGAGAATGGCCCTGAGAAGGTCGTATGGTCCTCCAATCCGGCCCTGATCCGCACCGATCTCCAGTGCGTCGGGTTCAACGGAGACCGCTACAGAGGCCCTGAGACCACCGTGGGGGACTGGATCGAGTACGGAGGGGCGGTTCTGGCCATCGACCCCGCTGGACGGGGCAAGGACGAGACCGCTTTTGCCGTCGTCAAGATGCTGAACGGGTTTCTGTACGTCCCAGAGTGCGGTGGAGTGCCCGGAGGCTACTCCGAGGCCACCCTACAGCGTCTGGCAGACATCGCCAAGGCCCACAAGGTCGCCCAAGTGGTCATCGAGGCCAACTTTGGGGACGGAATGTTCACCGAACTGATCAAGCCGTACCTGTTCAAGACCCATGGGTGTGCTGTTGAAGAAGTAAAGCACTCGATCCAGAAGGAAAAACGGATCATCGACACCCTTGAGCCGGTCATGAACCAGCACAAACTGGTCATCGACCCCTCTGTGGTCACCAATGACATCGAATCCGTCAAGGACATGCCCCCTGAACAGGGCCTGAAGTACCAACTGTTCTACCAGATGTCCCGCATCAGCCGGGACAAGGGCTCTTTGGCCCACGACGACCGTCTGGATGCCCTGTCCATCGGGGTTGCCTACTGGGTCGAAAGGATGGCCATGGACGCCGACAGGCGTATCCGGGACCGCAAGAGCAACCTGCTGGACAAGGAACTGCAAAAGTTCGTCTCATCTGTCCGAAAGGGTCCCTTGGTCGTCTCGGGGCCTCCTACGGACACCATCTGGTTCTAGGAGGGCTCCATGACGTACGTTCGGGTGGGGGGAATCGACATCAAGATCGAAACCACAGATGACATGGAGGACCTTGGGGAGTATGTCTCAGGTCCCGAGTACCTGATTCGACTGTCAACCGAGTGTCCCGATCCCGTCAGGTCCATGGTCCTGATCCATGAGATCATCCATGCCGTCTCCGACCAGTACGGTCTGGAGTTCTCTGAGAAGACCGTGAGGGTCCTAGAGACCGCCATGACCCAGATCATCCGAGACAACCCAAGTCTGTTGGGGACCCTTCAGGCTGTCCTAGGAGACTGACATGAAGCCCATCAAGAAGCCCGGTCTGTATGCCAACATCCATGCCAAGCGGAAGCGGATCAAGGCTGGCTCTGGGGAGAAGATGCGTCGTCCCGGCTCAGAAGGAGCCCCCACAGCCAAGGCGTTCCGCAGAAGTGCCAAGACCGCGAGGAAGTGATGAAGAAGATCAAGAAGAAGACCCCCGCATGGCAACGCAAGGAAGGCCAGAACCCCAATGGAGGCCTCAACGCCAAGGGCCGTGCGTCGTACAAGAGGGAGACCGGGGGGACCCTGAAGCGGCCTCAGCCCGAGGGAGGCCCTAGGAAGAAGTCCTTCTGTGCCCGCATGAAGGGCATGAAGAAGAAGTTGACCTCCGCAAAGACCGCCAACGACCCCGATAGCAGGATCAACAAGAGCCTGCGGGCTTGGAAGTGCTGAGATGCCTAGAGACTACAAGAAGGAATACAGGGAGTACCAGAGCCGTCCTGAGCAGATCAGGAACAGGTCCAGCAGGAACAAGGCTCGCCGCAAGATGGCCAAGAACGGCCTGAAGATCGCCGGGAAGGACATCGATCACAAGGACGGGAATCCCATGAACAATTCCTTGGTGAACCTTAGGGTGATC